GCACTTGAGATATACAGATTCAAAGACGCAGAGACTGCTGTAACCATAAAACATAGTCGAGGTGTCAGTGGAACATCTGCAATAGCAGTGCTGCAACACCGTGAAAATACAGGAATACCAGGACAAACTCTTGCTCCAAATTCATGGACAACATTAAAGCTCAACTACGAAGATTTTGATCCGGAAAATTTGGTTGAAGTCCAACCAGGAAACAACCAATTCGTCTTAAATCCCGGGACATATGAAATACAAGCAAAAATAGCAACAGCATCATCAAAAGTTGCAAGAGCAGTCGATTTATATAATGTAACAACCGCATCTTCATTTGCACGATTTAATGCAGAAACCTCATCAGATTCAGCCGCATGGGGAACTGGAACAGACGCATCATCAAATTTCTACCTGACAGCATATACAACTCGTATAACTATTCCAATACAATCCACTTTCAATATCAGATATATGGGAGTTGTTTCAGGAAATACACCAGTAGCGTCCGCACCATCACCTCTACAAGAAATTTACCACGAAGTTATTATCAAAAAAATAAAAGATTAATATGTCATTTTATACAAGCCATATAGAAACAGAAGATAATCTACAGACACCATCATACGTAGAAATCATCACACCGATGCATACAACATCGTCATATATTACGTCAATAACAGCGTCTGCCAGCCCACAAACACTACCGTTGACAGTTATTCATAAAGATTTCGATGGCATAGCTACACTATCAAATAACACAGTCAACTTACCAAAAGGAACCTATACAGTTAGTATGGATATAACTGTTGCTGTACATGATGGTAACTATGCCCACGCCATATTATATTTTTATTTATATGACACAATTTCATCACAATACATTCTCAAATATAACACTGGATTATTTCATGATCGCCATGGATATTTTAGAACATTTCGCATGAAATCAACTATCGATTGTCAAAATAATACAGCATTTCAGTTAAAATTTATGTGTGGAAATGGTATATATCTTGGACTGTATGCCGCTAATGTAATGGCTGGCCTGTAGTTTAATTAATGGCGCGATGTGGTCCGGAAAATTTTCAACTACAAGTATACCAAATTACTTACATCCGATAAAATTATCGTTTTTAAAAATTAAATAATTATGATATATAGCACACAAGAATATACATTTAAAGGAAAAGGCAAATATGGTGAACTGCTCCACTCAACTACTGTAAACGCAATATCGACACCAATAACAACAGACATACAAACGACTGTTCCGTTAAATACAATATCATACAATGATGACAATATAATAACAAATTTAAATAATAATATATTCACACTTAAAAACGGATTTTATTATATAAAAGCAAGCACATATGGAATATCACAAAGTACCGCCAACGAAGCTCTCACCGGTGCATGGTTTCTAACATTATACAATGAAACAACACAAGCGATAGAAACTACGTCTTTGTGGCACTCGTTTGGGTTTGAGTATATGTTATTTGCTGAATCATTTCTTAAAATTAACAATAATACATCATATAAATTAATAGCATTGACCAACCAGGGTGGTTCATCTATAAATCATTTGGCGGGGCCTAGTACGCATTATGTGTTTGTACCCCCGAATAATAGTATAGCGGGGTTAGATGTACGTGTTATGGTTCAGATATACAAATTAGATTAAAAACAAAACGGAAAGGTAATATTATGGAAGAGCAACTTAAATTTACGGAAGAAGAAATGTCATCATTATTAAAACTGCGTGACGATTTTTCTGGTGTTATTACACAATGCGGTCAACTTTACATTCAGCAGATGATGATCAAGGACCGTATTGCTGAAATTGCTAATGTCGAGAAAGACATCCAGGTGAAATATTTGGAATTACAAAAAACTGAAAGTGAATTATTAAAAAATCTCACAAGTAAATATGGGATAGGTTCGGTTGACATAACCAACGGTGTATTTATTCCGCAAAAAACTTAAATTGTTTATCAACAAAAAACAATAACAGCGGTAAGTTCTTATGGAAAAAAGAATGGTTATTACATTGGAGTCGCGTAATTCGTAAATATTAAATATAAATCTTAAATTTTAAATATTTTTTTTCATATTTATATAAACGATGTTACAAGCACCACTATCTATATTTCCGGCATTGAATTCGGCACAGGTGGATGATATAATTCCGATTGTCAGTGTATCACCTAGCAAGAAATCATATACAATAACTGTCGGTAAATTGTTTGAGTCACTTGATACCAGTTATACATCCAGTTATCTTTTAACTGGATCATTTAATACGCTATCACGTTCATTTGTATTAAATAATATAACATCATCAATGAGCGTTGCAACGGCCAGTCATGCATTGAATATGCCGGATCGTCTACCACCAACAGAACACACCCATTCGGTTGACGACGTTTTTGATTTATCTTTGATTGGAAGAAATATATCGACCGCAGTAAATGTTACGAGCGCAAGAAATATTCTTGAATTGGGTTCGCTTTCGACACAAAATGGAACATTATCACCAAGTCATTTAACTTTAAATTCTACATTTTTGCAGCCGAATTCTGGACTAACTTTTGTGCATAATTCTGGTAGCATAGAATCATCACTGTATATTGGATATAACTATTTAGGCAACGGTGCGCCATTCACGCTAGGCACATATTCTGTATCAGATGGATACATTGAACATATCAGATTTAATGCAAATGGTGATTTAAACATAAGTTCACTGAATGTTTCGGTTCCAAATATATCAATTTTAAATATAAATGAAATTGCGGCGGGTACCGGTGTCACTGTTGATGGCACATTAATCAAAGACAATATATTTTATGGAACCGCTAGTCATCTTTTAGGTGGATATGTGGTTGCAGTTGATCACGGTACAGTAATCACTGCTTCCGGTGCCTTAACAAGGGAAACATCGAGTTATTCAATAAAAGCAGCAACGGCGTCATATATTGCAGGAAATGATTTGTGGATTAACCCAACAACAATAACATCAACATATAATATAAACTTTACAAGTGGTAGTATTATTAGTGCATCTGTATCATCTGCAACAACGATTGCGCTAACATTCTCGAATACAGTATCGTTAAAACCATATACATTGCTGTTATATGCCGCTGGTCAAAACACAACTATATCTTTACCAACACCATGTTGGACAACAGGAACAGCAGCAACAACTGTTATAAATTCTGGTAAAACTAAAGAGTTTAATCTATTACATGATGGTTCGGTTTGGAGATATGATATAAGCGGAGAAATGACATATTTAACTTAATTAGAAATATAAAATTATGGCATACTATTATTATATGGACAACGATGTAACGGTCGCTGATTTTGAACTCGGTTCTTCAAATGGTTTCGCAAAAGCGGTCTCAATTACAGAAGATCAGTTTAATTGGGGTGCTGCGAATAAATCATTCACATATAACGAATTGTTGCTAATGTTTAAAGTTCCTCCCGGTTTTACATCAACCACCTTCTCCTCAAGAAACTAATGAACAAATTATCGCAAGAATAAAGCAACAGACCGTTGCGGAAAGAGAATTGTTTTTAGACTCAACACCATCTGATACGGTGATAAAAAACATCATTGATTAAAAATGATGTTAAATTTATAAAAATAAATGTTTGCTAAAAATTTTATATACTTATATTTAGTCCACAACAATAAGGAGATTTTTTATGGCAGCAACAGAACGCATCGTTAGTCCAGGAGTTTTCACTAGAGAAAACGACTTAACATATTTACCACAAGGCATATCTAATATAGGAGCGTGTTTTATTGGGCCTTTTTCTAAAGGACCTGCGTTTGCTCCTACATTGGTCAATTCTCAAGCAGATTTAGAAGCATATTTCGGTGTGCCGGATGGAACATATTATACACCATATGCTGCACAACAATATATCCGAAATTCAAACGGATGCACAATAATACGAGTTGGTAAACTTGGTGGTTATCATCAAAAAGACCCTATAATAATATACGCCGTGTCCGGAACTGTAAGTGGATCAACATTCGTGACATCATCTGGCCAAGAAAAACAACTCATTACTGTGTTAGCAAATACTGCATATGATAGTGGTGAGAATTGGGATGGATTTGCGTCATCCAGCATATCAAAACAAAATACTGGATCATTCAATACAACTGAATATGAACTTTCATTATATGAAAGTGGATCAACGTTTTATGGCAAGTATAAATTCTCTTTTGACCCAGGTAGTCCATCATATTTCGCTAGTGTTTTTGGTGGTAATCCGCTTGTTGGTACTACACCACAGGCAAGTGGTTCATTGCCCAAAGCAGCATATGTATATACCTACTTTGACGGCACTGCTACTGAAATTTCAAATTTAGTAGCCGCATCCAGTTCATGGGAATATCGTGCATCGACATATGATAATATTGATCCGGACACCGGTGCAACATCACTTGGTTATGCTATGAAATTCAACGATAATATTCCAGGCGGCGGTAATGAAACACATGCCGGTTCACAGTTTGATATTACAAATGCGTTTACTCCATACATACTATCACAGAATATGGATGGAACAAAATATGAATTATTCAAAATACATACATTGTCGGATGGAACGGCAGCTAATACTCAATATAAAATTAATATATCAGATGTTAGATTGGCGGGAACTGTTCCTGGTTCAGACTATGGCTCATTCACGCTCACGGTGAGAAATTATCATGATACTGATCGTTCACCAAATATATTAGAAAGCTTTCAAAATTTATCAATGGATCCAGAGTCACCGAACTATATTGCTCGTAGAATTGGTGATTATTATACAGAAATAAATTCATATGGTAAAGTTCTCGAGTATGGTGAATACTCTAATAAGAGTAAATTCATACGAATTGAGATGTCTGCTGCTCCATATCCTCTGTCAGCCGTTCCATGGGGATTTAGAGCATATAATACACCTATCGGTGGATACTTCTCTGATATTATTCCTGCAATGAAATATACGTCCGCATCAACGTATTCACAGAATCCTGGAAGATATGCATCTGGTGTCACCTTCCATGCAGCGTCTGCTGGTGCAGACGCCGAATTGACGTCGTTGTATCCATCTGGAAATAAAACATATGCATCCGATGATAGCAGTGAATTTTTTGCTCCTATTCCAGCGACAGCAACTAAAGGAAACAATGTTGATTTTGATTTGACAGTGCATTGTGGATTGACTTCCGTGTTCAACGGTGCAACTGACTATGCGGACATTCGCAAGAGAAAATTTAGTTTTGGATTTCAAGGTGGATTCGATGGTGGATGTCCTGCAATATACGCCAGACTTGGAAAAAACATGTTACCTCAAAATGTTCAAGGACTCGATTGTTCATCAATCATTTCATCTGGCTCTGTTGCATATAAACAAGCACTGGCAGCAATCGGAAATGCAGATGAGTTTGATATTAACTTATTAGCTATGCCTGGTATCACATTTAAAGATCACTCGTATGTTTCACAGTTGGCAATCGATACAGTTGAGAACCGGGGTGACGCATTTTTAATTCTCGATCTGCACACCGATCAAACTGCCGGAACCGCCGCACAAGATAATGTTATCCAACAAGCATTTAACATTGATTCAAACTACGTTGGAACATATTATCCATGGGTTAAAATACTTGACACAAATACCAACAAACAAATAGCTGTTCCACCGTCAGTTGTTATGCCTGGTATTTATGCACAATCTGACAGAATTGGAGAAGCGTGGTTTGCACCCGCCGGTCTTAACCGCGGTGGTATTACGCAGGCAATTGGTGTTTCAGACAGATTAACACATGCTGATAGAGATCGTCTATACGAAGGAAGAATTAACCCAATTGCATCGTTCCCCGGTCAAGGTATCGTTGTATGGGGACAAAAAACACTACAACATAGACCATCTGCACTCGACAGAATCAATGTCAGACGGTTGTTGATCGCTATCAAAAAATATATATCATCTGTTTCTAGATTCCTTGTCTTCGAAAACAATAACTCAAAAACAAGAAATCAATTTCTAAGTATTGTCAATCCTTACTTAGAAAACGTTGCACAGAGAAACGGTATATATGCATTCAAAGTAGTCATGGATGAAACAAACAATACACCAGATATAATTGATAGAAACATCCTTTACGGTCAACTTTGGATTAAACCACAACGAACAGCAGAGTTCATCGTGCTTGATTTCAATCTATTGCCAACGGGAGCAAGTTTCCCTACAGCATAAGATAAAATATAGTCGTATTATGAAAACCCCCTCATAGCCGAGGGGGGTTTTTATAAACATCACTGTGTCTATGACTAAATATTTACGATTAATTTAACGAATAATAATATATATAGTAATGAGATACAAGCGACTTTTAAAAGAAGACCCCGATGTAGCACATGATGTACACTGGCGTGATAAGGATGTTATTGTATTTTTTGTTTCTGATTATTTCTTTGCATATTCAAGTTATACTATTTCTGGGTTAAATTACACACCGTCTCATGGTGATTTTTTTCAGTATTTGCGGTTGGTGAACCGTGTTGCGGAAACAATAGAAAAAAACAGTGACAGAACCCCATTTGATGATATAAACGAATTTAAACTCGCATGTCATATTGCCAACGATGAAGCAAAAAAAAATAGTATATCTATTTTTGAAATAGATATTTTTAATTTTAAAAAATTTATAGATATGCACAAACATACGCAAACGGGTGTGTCAGACTATCGTTCGGATAAAAGTGTATTGCAAGGAAGAATATGGTTAAATAATAAAATTATATCATTTTGGAACAATCCCGTTGAAATAAAGCAACACTTTTTAAATATATTGGATCATAATTTAAAAAAAATTGGTATCGACCTAAAAGAGTTGCAATTTGATAATTGGACAAATGATAACTTGTCTGACGTCTCATTCGTCTCATATCGTAATTATTTTGATATTGAACAAAATAATAATACAATAGATGGCGATAAATACAAATCAATTTTAAAAAAACTACACACTGCCCCGTCCGAGAAAAAACAAGAGTTATTAAAACAATTAGGTGTTGCGCCTGGATCAGAAAAATATAACGAATTGGCAAAAAAAAATGGATACAACAGCATTGCACAGTTTAAATGGAAACATACGATGTATGAAAATACAAATAACAGTGATCTTTGTGTAATTGAGTCCGTTATTGATCAAGCTATGGTTAGATTCATTAATATATTTATCAAACATGCAAAGAAGCGGTTAAATATAATAAATACGTATCCAGTCAGCATTGTTGGTTTCAATGAAATTAAAACGACAACTGCGTATTTTAATCCGAACAACCAGTGCATTAAAGTTGCCGCGTTTGGACGGGCGTTACCTGATATACTACGTAGCATTGCACACGAACTCGTTCATGCAAAACAGTATGAGTTAGGTGTATTGAATGTTGACAGTGGAAAGACTGGACATGAACATGAAAACCAGGCAAATATAATTGCTGGAATATTATTAAGGGAGTTTAGCAAACGTCATCCAAAAATATACACATTGCAATCAAATGAATAGGAATATAAAATGTGTTGTTTAGGTTTGGATTTGAGTACGACAATGTGCGGATTCGCATTTACTGATAATAAAAAAATAATAGATGCAGGATACATTGATATTTCAAAGAAGAATGATATATTAGATAAGATACAATTTATATTGTATGCATTGAAAAAAAGAAACATAGATATATCTTTTTTAAATTTAGAAGCACCGTTAAGTGGATTTTCTGGTGGTAGGATGAAACAGCAGATTATAATCAAACTTGTAAAAATAAACACGTTGACGGAATATATTATATCAAAGGAGTTTGGCGTGCCGGTTCAGTTGGTGTCCGCGACCACGGCGCGTAAACAGTTGTTTGGTAAATCGAGAATAGCTGGTGTCAATCCAAAAATATATGTTAAAAATGAATTAGAAAAACTATATAACATATCACAGTATATTACATACAATAGGAATGGAAATATAAATAAAGGCGTTGAAGATTTATTTGATGCGATTGTTATCTCTTTATACAAAAAATAAATATATATTACTATGGATGCAAATTTAAAAAAATTAATATATGAAGTTGATACGATGATAAAGCAAAGTAAAGATGCGCTGGTTGGAAATAGCATCTCATTAAAAATAAAAAACGAAATTAATACATATCGAGAACTCACATCAAATATAGAGATTGAAAAACAAAAAATAGATTTAGTTATTTCACAAAAACAAGCAGAGATAACTAGATTGACTGATAAAAAAATGCCATTGATTAAAAAACAAAGCGAAATAACAAAAAAAATAGAAGATTTAAATAAAAAATTAGAAAATTCGTCCTCGACCGAGTGAACATTGATACTTCATTTGATTTATAAAAATTCAATAGGATCGTTATTTTTATCATATATAACTATGTATTCACTATAGACAATAATAGTTTTAAATTATTAAGTCATAATTAGGAGAAAAATATGTCAGAAAATATAATACCAATTGTTAAACCCGTCGAAATTCAGGCTACGCCACCGATTACCCGTGGACCTGCGATAGCCGCTACACAACCGGTAAGATTTCAATTACCGACATATGATGTTACCTTACCAAGTCAGGGATATTTTTATGATACATCGTCACCGTTGTCATCCGGTGTGGTCAAAATACGTGAACTCACCGTGCGGGACGAAGACACTCTAAACAATTCAAAATTAATTAAAAATGGAACAGTATTGGATACACTATTAAAGAACGTTATCGTTGAACCGGTTAATTGTCTAGATCAAATGCTTAATGGTGATAAAAATGCAGTGTTTTTTGCTATTAGAAAAGTTGCCTATGGTGATGTATATAAAACAAAAATTTCATGTCCACACTGTAGAGAAGAAAACAACATATCAATTGACCTGTCTAAATTAATTAATGCCGAATTTGATTTTTCAAAATACAAAAAGGGTGTAAATAGCGTAGAATATGTTTTGCCTTCATCTGGCAAACATGTCGTATTCAAATTGATGACACATGAAGATGAAACTAAAATTTTACATGAAATCAAAGAACTTGAAAAATTTTCTAAAACAGAATCACCTGTAATATCTACTCGTCTAAAATATATCATATTGTCGGTTGACGGTAACACACAAAAGTCATTCATTAAGAACTTTATAGATAATGAATTATCAAGCAAAGATTCGCTGCAATTACGCAATGTTATAAAAGAATCTATGCCAGATATTGACAATAGATTCAATTTCACATGTGAACATTGCTCACATGAAGAACGGATAGACGTCCCGCTTACAATATCATTTATGTGGCCAAATGTTAGCTAATAGATAAGATCAGTTTATAAATGTCATGCCATTCAAATGGATACCCGCCTGAATTAATAAACCTACCCACAAAAGGGTGGTATTATGATGATAGACATCCATTCAAAAATGGAATTGCAATTTTAAATCCATTATTAGGTAAACATGAAGATTTGTTGACAAATATTAATATTTGTAAACATTTTATTTCCAAAAAAATATTATTATCTGATCTGTTATATGATAGCAACATAGATATTGATACGTTGTTTGCTCCCGATGTACATGCCATCTTTCTTGCAACAAAAATACTATCGTATGGTCCGACATTAAAATTAAATTATACATGTCCGTCATGTGAAATGTCATCCGATACCAGTGTAAATTTATTAAGTATGACGTCATCAGATGTGTCATATTCATTTTCCACTAACAATAATATATTTTATTATAGTATAAATGACAATGAAATACAATATAAAATCATCACATTTGAACAGGAAAGTAGCTTACCAGACGAATACACATGGTCCGATTTAATTAAAAAATCCATTATATCAATAAATAATATTACCGATATTAACTATATTAATACTTTTATTGATGAGCGTTTGACTATTAGAGAAAATAATGAATTCAAATCTATATATAATATGACCGTACCTAATATAAATAATAAAATCATATTGACATGCAATTCATGCGGATTTAAACAAAAGATGCCTCTACAACTCAATAATTTTAATGTTTTTGGTATTTCTAGTAAAGATAAAAAAAATATACACGATGAAATATTCACATTATCATATTATTCAGAACATGGATTTTCTTTCAATGATGTGTATAATATGCCGGTCGCATTAAGGAAATTTTATTTAAATAAGCTAGTCGATGTTAAAAATAAAGAAAAAGAAAAAATAGATGAAGCGTCAAAGTCATCTTCCACTCCTAATAAATTTAAAAAATAATTGAGTTTCAGTGAGTTATCAATAGCAGAAATGATGTTTATTGACATCTAAAATTATTACTCGATATAATTTTTTTTTTGATATTTATAGTCATGGCAACGGACCCAAAAAAAACAATACGCGATGATGATCTAATTACACGTCGTTTACAAGACTTTGNCGAGTATGAGAAGAAACGCGAATATGATAGACATAGATGGGAATCTAACACAGCAAAATTGATGCGGTCTATGGAAGAAAAAAGCAACGAAATGCAAAACACGGTGCGTGGTATTGAATCTAGTTTAGGTGATGAATATATAAAAATGCGGTCACTGATTGCCAGTTCGGACAGTGCAGAGGAACTGCGAGTCAAACAGACACAAATTACGACTGAATTGCAAACCATAGGGAATGACCTTGCATCTGCGCTGATTGAACACGCTAACGCAGTGGCCGCAACTGATACAAAACCGGCGGTCATAGCTGAATTAACCAGTAAAATACAAGAACTACATGATTTACAAAAGAATGCCGAAAACACAGAAACTATTGTTAATCTAAAACTTAGTGGTGCCACTGAAGGTGATATGGTCGACCGACTAAACAGAATTACCGGAAAAAATACAGTAGATACCGAACGCATGATGGCCGAACGCTCAAACGGACAGACCGGTGTATTGAATATCCGGAATGAACTGCGTAATTTGTCAACATTAAAAAATAACATAATGGAATTACAGGACGTATTTAATAAGGGAGTGTTCCGAGAATTGCAGAAATTTGCAAAAAATGTTACAGATGTAATTTCTAATCCCATGATCGCAGTGGTACTGATACTTGACTCGGTGGTTGATCGATTTATGGAAATCGATAATGCCGCTGCGGACCTTCGTAAGAACACCACACTTACAATGGACCAAAGCCGTGTGTTAGAAAAAAACATTGTATCAATCAGTCGCAATTATGGATATATGGGCGTTGATGCGGCTTCTGTGGCTGCCGCTAGTAATACATTAGTAGATAATTTTAGCGGTGTATTACCGTTTGTGGAAAGTATGCAAAAGGACATGGTATTATTTTCCACCGCAACTGGTGTATCTAATGAAAATGTCACAAAAGCATTTAAAACGCTGGTAGGCATATCAAGTGAAACAACCGAATCCGCAAAAAATGCAATGTTATTCGCAAAAGAACTAAGTGCCGCATCTGGAGTTCCACTGGGTCAAATCATGAGCGATGTGGCTAGTGCTTCGGAAGAAACAATGATATTTGTGGGGAAAACAGGATTGGGTTTGGTTAAAGCAGCAACCGAAGCAAGACGGTTAGGAACAACAATTGGTGCTGTATCTTCTTCAATGTCAAGTATGACGGATTTTCAAGGTTCAATACGAAAAGAAATGGAGCTTTCGGTTTTACTCGGAAAACATATTAATTTAGGTGAATTGAGACGTGCTGCATATACAAAAGATGCGGCAGGTTACATGGTAGTATTAAAAAAGAAACTAGAAGAAGTCGGTGACATTTCAAAAATGAGCGTATTTCAACAAAAATCACTTGCCGATGCCATGGGACTAAGCGTTGAAGAATTAAGGAATATCTCGGCACAACAAGAAAGAATGAAACAATTAGAAAAAACGGATCCAGAACTATACAAAAAGTATAAGAGTATGTTAGAAATGAAAAAAGACGAAGTTGAAAATGTCGCGAAGACAGTAAAAGAAGAAATGCGAAAAAATGAAATGTTAAGCCGTCAGGAAAGACTGATGACGTCCATCTCAGGTATAACAGGAAGAATTGTTGATTTATATCTACCTGCGTTTATGACGATATTTGAGCTTCTGATTGGATTTTTTGAACTTATTAACAAGGGCTTAACCTGGATGGATGAAGGTATATCTTCAGTCTTAGGCAAATTCATAGACATCGATGGCAAGACCACCGATATAATAAAATCGATCGGAAGTGTCGTACTTCTGGTAACGTCACTATTACTTGTTTTTGGTAAACTTAATGGTGTAGTCGGAATGATTACCGGTTCATTGTTCAAACTATCAAATCTCAATACTGTTTTTTCAAAGATAACAGAACCTCTTGGTGCGTTATTTAAATTTGGCAAAAAATCACCTATTGGTGATTTAGTCGATGATATGAATCCAACTAAAATAAAACCAGTGGCTTCGTCAATTAATTCATTAATAGCACCGATTCGCAGACTGATTGCTGCATTAAGTAAAGGTATAGGAGTAATGTTGGCATTTGGTGCTGCCGCGTTAGCAGTCGGCGCTGCTGCATGGATGATTGGCAAAGGAATAGAAAGTATTGCAAAAGTAGATACTGATAAAATCAGTGTATTTTTCCTCGGATTAATATCTTTATTAGCATTGCTTGTTATTGGTACACTTGCACTTGCCACTGCTGCCGCACCTGTTACCCCCATATTACTTGTACTTGGTGCTGCATTTCTACTATTGGGTGGTGGTATTTGGATGGCAGGAAAAGGAATCGCAGAAATGGTGGAATCATTTACTAAAGCAGGGGATTCATTAAAAATTATTGGTGACATTATCGTGAATGTAGTATTAGCTGGATTTTTAGGTATTAGAGGTGTAATAGAAGAAGTTACAAACTCAATTATAAATCTATCCAATGTCGATCCTAGCCGACTTATGGCAGTGGCGGTTGGAATTGGAAACATCGGTATTGCGCTTGCTGGATTTGCAGGTGGTACGTTTTTAACAAAACTAGCATCGTTTGTTCCAGGAAAAGGACCATTTGATTCATTACTTGAACTTGCGGAAAGTTCGTCTAAAATAGAAAACATCGCAACTGGACTAATGAATATAATAGGTGCAATGGACACAATTATCACTACGGGTGAAACTACAGCAAAAGCAATTGATTTAATCACAGAAAGCGTTGATAAGTTGAGTGAGAGTCTAAAAAATCTACCTGGATTAAAACTTGGATTACTGGCCGCCGCAATTGGTGTTTCTAAAATTGGTGGTGATAATAAAAAAGACGATGAAACTGTTGAAAGTAAAAAATTACAAGAGTTAATTGATTTAATGAAAAATGGTGGCATTGCTGTATATCTGGATAGTTTAAAAGTAAATAGAGAACTTGCGAGGGCATCCGGATGAATCCACAACAAATAATTATACGTGACAACACCTATGCTGCATATGATCCATATGCAGTCGGTCAGTTTCAACAAGTCCCATATGAATATAAAAATAACGTAAAACGATTCAATGAAGCACGTGCGAGTATTTACGGCGGTGCAAATAAATATGGCGAAGACCCATATTTTAATTTTGGCTTTAGACAGCCATATGTTTGGGTGGGTCCTGATGCATCTACATTTACTAAAGAAATAAAAAGATTTGATACACGTGTGATGCCGATTGGATCGGTCGCGCAGGATGCAATTCGCATAGGTAAAATGTTTGTCTCCGGCAAGGGGTTGTTGTTCATGGCAAATCAACTCATATTACAATCACACAATGTATTTAATGAAACCACATTATACAATCCACTGTCTGTGATGCAATCCGTGTTGCGACCGGCGTCATTTGGTATAATCAAGCGGCCGACCCGACATGTTGATTTGAGTGGTGGNTTGTTTGGTGGTATATTTGGTGGAAGTGGAGCAAAAGCACCGCCACCCGGAACAACTGCCTCAACAAATGCATCTGCGTTGTCGGTCGCTGCGAGTTCCGACGGTGCCGGTATGATACGGGCAAAAACAGCAAATACTGCATTACTAACATTTAACAATAAGTGGGACATTAATGCTGCATCAAAAAAACCATCATTCTTACAACAAATGCTATCATCGGTAGCACCCGGATTGGTATCAAACTATAAACAATCCGCATTATATCGCTCGGATGAGATTGCGTTTGATACTATGCTCGGTGATTCTGAAAAAGCAACTGGTAGATTGAATGTATATTATTCCGGACAGCCTTCATATATAAGAAATGAATTGGCTCGGGGTGTTAGCGGTAAAACATTTTCAGTTGGGAATTTTACTCCACAGGAAAAGGGCGTAAAATATGAAGATGTCACGTATTCAGAAAAATCTTTGCCCCCGGAATCGGAAAATGTCAAACAGTCATTAGATAAAATATTACAAGCAAACGGTTCATTATTTAATAAACTAATTACCCCGAATAAACCAAGAAGTAAAATACCAATATCGAGTGTAAAATCAAATGCAACATCAATTTCCGACGGTATTCCAAACAGTGCAGGAACGGATCCAGATGGTGGTTACCATAAACAATTTATAAATAAAAATAAAGAGGGGCCATATCCACCAATACAAAAATATGGATTATCATCACCTGACGGTTACACATCAATACGAAATGGATTGGATAAACTAGCAACTAAAGATGTAATTGGTAACCCAATTAAAACACCAAAAGAAGATTTAATCCTTTTCTTTTTAAAAGATTTAGTAAATAACAGATATATTTATTTTAAATCATCTATATCCACCGTTCAGCCAACGTCACAAACACAGTGGTCCAACTATACTTATATTGGACGTGCTGATACGATGTATATCTATAAGGGATTTACACGTGACGTTAGCGTGTCATTTAAAATATATCCAAATAATTATAACGAATTCGTTAAAAACTGGCGTAAAATAAATTATTTACAATCAACCATCATGCCAGCAAGGTATGATGACGATTACATTGTTCCACCTTTTTTTAATGTAACGATTGGGAATTTATATACTGACCAACCAGTGATTATACAAAACGTTCAAGTTCAATTTGATGACGGTGTTGTTTGGGAAATACATTCCGAACGTGATAATTTACCAATGTTTATATCCATAACATTACAATTCAGTTTACTTGAAAAACGCCCTGGAGAAATCGGTAACAATGTATTTGGAATAGAAGGAGCAACTGATATTATACAATATGATTTTAGATCAGAAAAGTCAAATTCACAACTATTTTTTGACAAACTTGCTGCTGGAACCGGAGTTGTTGAGTCCCTGGTTCCGCCGCCAGATACGTCATTGGACATAGCTACACCACAACTACCTACGTTTACACCACCGGCACTTCAGAATAGCAACCCATATAGACCGCAATAATATGACAAGTCGATTTAAAAGCATACGTTCCGATAAAAGATACGATGGTAAACAATTTTATCTAACAACACTATATCCTAGGATTTATCCTAGGTCTGATGATTTTGTCATAGTATCGAAACAAACAGATAGGCTTGATACACTTGCATATCAGTTTTACAAAGACGATTCACTTTGGTGGATTATAGGTAAAGCGAATCGTTTGGGATTGGGTGGGTTGGAGATTCCCGAGGGATTGTATTTACGGATACCGAGAAATAAAGACTATATAATTTCACTATTTAATCAATTAAATACCACATGAAATATATTTATTTATAAAGTTATGGCGGAACAAATTGAAAATCCATATGAAATCTCGGACATGGATCCGGATATTGTCAAAGAGCTAACTTTACGTGAAAGTACGATTGGTTTGGCTGGTGGATCATATTATTCTGCCCCTAGATCGGTTGGGATGCGATTTGCATCAAATTCTAGAGGACCTGCAAAAAAATCAGAGAATGGTGAGTGGGAACAAGACCCGAAATTTCCTGATGGATTCATATTATCTGGACTAAGCAAACGCGGTAATTTATTTGAGGAAACATATGGTTTCAATGGACGTGGAACATTTTTGGGAACGGATATATTTGGTGAATCAATATACGATAATGGAGACGATCCACTGAAACACCGACCTACTCCAGGAGTTACTAGCATACGATGTAACACCATGGGACAAAATGGTAAATTTTTGGAATGTACGGTGAACTGGTCGTGCTGGTCAGCATATCAATTAAACATATTGTTTCCATATTTTTTAACAAGTGGTATAAGTGCAGAGTGTGAATGGGGATGGAATAATTTTCCGGGCGGACAGACTGATTTTAGTGATATTGATTATATGAAGTCGTTGTGGGAGAAGGCGGAAACACACCGTGAATATTATAAAAAACATCAATATAACTCTATGATTATTGTTGGTATAATAACGGGATTTACGTTTGGATTAAATGGTGATGGTGGATATGATTGTACCACAACAATTAGTAGTCTATCCGATTTAATAAAGGCAACATCAAACAATCCTAAAGGTGAAGAATCCACCGTAGATGAAAACAATCAAAAAACTAAATCAAAAATAATTTCACCATCCGTCTGGATAGAGAAAAATTTTAAAAAAATCGTTAATTCTGATAAAGACACATCGGTTCGGTCACATTTTTCTGACTTAAATGATTTTGGCGATGATGTTGTCTCCGGGCGATATAATTTAAACACATTTAAATCAAAAATAGTATCGTTGAAAGAATACAAAAAAAATACAAAGGATACTAGTCACGATTATGAATATTGGCACACGAACGAATCTGCTATATATATAAGATTTGATTTATTGCTTGAATTATATAACATTTTATGTGCTCAAAAACAAAAGGGCGATTCTAAATCGGGTCCGGCGGACGCACCAGAAAGTGTATTTTTTGATATGGATATAATGCGGTCTGTTTATATTACTGCACATCCGAATTTAAAATCTAATAGCCCGTATTTAATTATACCAAATAAAATTGCACCTCTCGGAAAATATTCAAATAAACTAAATAAAGAAGGAAATAAATTTGAAGGGTTTTTTGGTAAAAAATTTGCGCATTCCGATAAATTTAAAAATGCAACCGATGCATTGATAAAATGTGGAATTGATACAGAGTTCAGAGTTGATATTTTAAGTATATTAAAACAAGGAAGGTTGCCCTCCATAGAAACGGAGGAATTGAATCCATTCCCGCTTAATTATCAGGAAGAATCTGGGGACGATGGTGCATGGTTTGGACGACTAATTGATTTATGGGTAAGTGAGACGGCACTTAAAGATATGTTTGCAAATTCAGATAAAACAATAGCAGGGTTGGAAACTGTTCTTAAAACAATGTCGGCGGCATCTGGTGGTATATGGGATTTTAAAATAGGACCATCAACACAAAACGCACCTAACCATGGCCAGATTATCGTTGATAAATCATTCACAAAACTGTCCATTGCATATGCCATTGCTCCAAGTGCCATGGAAGAGTCTATGCAACGAAATTATACATTTAAGTATAATACAAAAAAATCCATCGTCACGGCAGCGTCATTCAATGGTCAACAATCTGATGCAGTTGTAATGACTACATTAAATGATTCGGCTGATGGATCGCATACGTCTAAACACACATCGAAATCAATGTCAGCGATGCCTCGGTTGGATAGACTTGTACCGATTATTTCACTTGGAAAATCAACATTGAACTCTTCGGTGCCGGATCCAGCCGCACCTGGTGAAATCGAGAACAAAGCAAAAGAAAAGAAATACATGAATTTCTTAAAAAAAGGTAAAGATGATAAAGGCGAAAGTTGTCATTACATAGTTCGATGTTTGGAGATTGACACTGATCTTCAAAAATCTTTGACTATGGACCATAATCCATTTAACAACACCATGTATAATTTTCCTCTACCAGGGACATCACTGAACTTCACTATACTCGGAATATCAGGATTATATTTCATGAATAGATTTCATTTTATGGGGTTACCAGATGCATACACATATCATTGTGTATTCACCATAAATGAAATATCACATAATATATCCAGCGATGGTTGGTTTACAGAAATAACAGGTCTATTCGTAACAGGTTCTCCAGATGAAAAATAAATTTATACCATCATATGAGTTTGATATAAGTAGTTGTCCAATATTATTTATTCCGAACGAAGCAAAGCTTCCTTATAAAAATGGATACTTTATAAGATATTTTGCAAAACGAGTCGGTAATGAAAATAAAAATATAATTGAAATTGATTCCATAAATTATAATAAATTGAAAAATTCACCGTTTTATGTTACTGTACACATTAACTGGATGATTACTGGAAACAGAAATACCATAGTAAAAAATAAAATAAAAGAAGTGGGGATTGAAGAACATAATCATATCGAATTGTTAAACGCGGACAAAAAAATGAATGGAATACATAAACATTTAAGTAAAAACCTTATAAAATATTGGAAAGGTTACTAAAATTGCATTTTTTGCTTGCTATAATAAGTGCCGGTTGTTAAAATCGAATATCGAAGAATATAATTAAAATTCGACAAATATAAATTTGAAAACTTGACACATTTGAAAAAAATGATAACCTAAATCATAGAATTATTATTCAAATGTACAAAATTAAATACATAGAAGAAACTAAAGATTTTGAACAATTGGTCAAATTATTTGATCAATATGATTCGGTATTATTTTGTGTTCCATCACGGGATAACATACATCCTATACATAAAGATATATTATATATAATTAACTTTATTAATGATGCTTCTGATACCTTTTGGTGCATTGTCGATATTCACAGTGAAAATCCAAATACATTGAATGTCACTGATAAATTCAAAAATATTCAATTTAAAAAGAAGGTGTTTGTTTGGAATAAAAAAGCATATATGTATCATTTCAATCATACCGAAAATATGATTGATATTAATATGATGTTATATCATAACGGATTACCAATCATATCATACAATGATTGTATTACACCATGTCATATATCATTCATACATGCAAACTTTCCAGACTATAATACACTTATTCCTATAAATAAACATATAGAATGTTTTCAAAATATAATAGGACGTTCACAGTTTGATATTGAATTTCCAATAAAAAAATACAGCGATTATATAAAAGCATTCTTCAATTTAGAATCTACTGGATTACATATTAACACCGATACATTTCAACATGTATATGGTAATAAGTTTGATGGGTTGATCATCAATGATAAAATATATACAAATTATCGTTTATTTACTTTGACTGGTAGACCATCCAACCACCAAGATGGTTTTAATTTTTCAGCCATGAATAAAGAAAATAGTGAACGTGTCCCATTTACTAGTCGTTATGGTAAAGAAGGTGCGTTATTTACTATGGATTATTCTGCATTCCATCCTACATTAAATTCATATATTATAAAATATAATAAACATGGTAATTCAAATTTATATGAACATCTGGGAAAAGTATTGTTGGAAAAAGAATATTTATCCACAGAGGAACTCCAAGATATAAAAAAGATCGTTTTCGTCAATTTGTACGGTAGCATCAATTCTAATATTAAAAACGTAGAGTATTTCAGACATACGAATAATTTCATGTCATCGTTGTATGGTAAATTTAATAAAAATGGATACATTCAAACCCCTCTATTAAATAGGCGGATCACAGATGAATATCTTCATGATCCAACAAAAAATAAACTTTTTAATTATTATTTACAATCATATGAAAGTGAATTTTGTAGTGTTATTATAAATAGACTGTGTGAATACCTATGTCAATATAATACAAAATTAGTGCTTTATACATATGATAGTTTTACATTTGATTTATTTGTTCCAGAATATACAAAAATCATAACAGATGTTTCAAATATCATAACGTGTAATGGTAAGTTTCAAATAAAAACATATAAAGGCCCAAATTTAAAAGAACTATCGATTTTAAATGTATAAAAAATAATCATTTTAATTCAACATTGTTATACTTATAATAAACGGAGTATAAATCATGGCGAATTCGGCAGTTTCAATTGGTGGCTCGGGTGGTGGATCACCACTCTTAGTTCTGGATGAAGATACACCACTAACACCAGCAGCTACTAATTTAAATTTTAAGGGCGATGGCATACAAGCATATGCATCCGGCTCGGATGTATATATTACTGTCAATGCTGTTCCAACCGCCAGCTATCTTACAACAAGCTCCTATAATGAACTTAGCAGTTCATTTGTGAAACACTATGATCTTAGTTACGTATCTGTAGCGACTGCATCATTTGCATTGAATATTTCTCCCAATTTAAATAGTTTTACCGCCAGCTATCTTACAACAAGTTCTTATAATACACTCAGTAGTTCATTTGTTAAAAATGAACAAACCGCATCGATGAGTGTTGCCACCGCAAGTTATATATTA